TTATTCACTGAAATTAAGCTTACTAGAGCTTGCAATGACTATGGAAATGATGTAGTATTATTAGGACTGGAACTTATTTCAGTATTGGAGGAATATAATGAAGTATTTAATTTTAATGATTAGTTTAAATGTAATGGCAGATTGTCAAGACTATTTCGAAGCATGTATGAAATATGCAGATAAAAGCGAAAATGTCAATAAACGAGAGTCTTTATGTTTTACTAATAGAAGACTATGTGAATCAAGAGATAAAGTATTAGAGCGTATTTATGGAGAATATGAAAGGAGTAATAAATGAAACTAAGTCTAGAGGAAACTGAGAAGGTATCTTTATGGTTAATGGATAATTTGGTAAAAGAGGGAATTAAACTTGATCATAACCAGTTTAGATTGCTATTGGAAAAAACTATCAGTATAATAACTATTGAACAACTAAAGGAATTAAAATGAATGTAAGACAACTAGCAGAAGCAATTTACAGAATACAAAATTCAATTGACTTTGATGATAAAACTAATGTAATTATTAAAGAAGGCTATATTGAAGTTATTTCTACAGACCTTAATGAAGAATCGTTCGTATCAGCCTCTATTCGGGCTTCGGTTCATGGTCTGACCCTTGAGGTGACCCGAGAGGAGAAAGTAGATTAGAATTGTAATCTCGCTTCATATGGACAGAATTTAGGCGGTCCCGAACTAGAGATAGATCTGGGACCAACTGAATATAAACTACTATCTCGTTTTCCTGATTTTCACTAATTCCTTTATAAGACTCTAAACCAATTATACGCTTGTCATTATTTTCCAGGGTTTCAATTCGGTCGCCCGATTTTGTGAACCGACCACAATATCTCTTATCGAATATTAAATCAACTAAGCCTTTCTCAATATTAGTTAAATCCATAGTTTGTAAATGAACGTCTTGACTAGCAGTATAAAATTTAAAACTAGGATGCAAATGAAATATTGTTACATGGAATAAAGGATATTTTGGTATATTCTTTTTAAACTTAATAATCTGATCCATAATTTCGGGTTCCGTCATTTGGGTATGTATGGAGTCCGCCCATGCCCTATTCTCTCTAGTTCGAGAGCCGTTTCTATAATTGGCTTTATTAATGGAAAATGGTCTGGATTTAAATTTTAAAAGAAGATCTAACATTTTTTGGTTCCCTGGTCAAAAAAAAATTACACGGTTACGTATATATGGTACTATTGATGGAACCCTAAATAAAAATAACTAAATAAGGAACAACTGAAGTGCTACGTAAGTAGCTACTGATATAGAGTATATCATATATACAGTATATGTCAAGAACTATTTTAAGAAATGTTATATATCCTAGTAATATTAACTAGTTAGTTTAGTTTTTTAGTGTAGAGAATTTGTAGGTATTGCCGCCCAAAATAAAAACGTGTAAAAATCCAAAAAACATGTAAAAGCACTTGATTTTTATTAAAAAAGATGATAATATTAACTATACAAAAGGAGAAAATATGTATAACCTATTGAAATTATTACCTTTACTAACAATATCATTATTATTTTCGTGTAACACGATTTTCAGAGGAAGCCAAATTATTGACTCAGAATTACTATCTTATGTAGAATTTGTAGAAAATGAATTAGATATAAGTTTTAAAGGAGACGTTATTTTCGGTGAATTACCAGATAAAGTACTAGGAACATGTAATGTTAAAAAGAATTTAATTGTTATTAATGATAAAAAGTGGGATATTTTAGGGGCAGGACAAAAAGAAATTTTAATAATGCACGAAATGGTTCATTGTTTTTATGATGTAAGGCATAACGAAGACAGGGAACTTCATCAAAATGCAGATAAGGATGTATTGTGCCCTGCCTCTATAATGCGACCTCACCTGTGGTCTGAATTACAAGTTGAGAAATGTCTTGACAAAGACAGAGAATTCTATTATACTGAATTAAATAATTTCGTAGGAGGATTATAATGATATATTTAGAAGCTTACATAGCATTTAAAAGAACAGCAATTAAAGACACATTTACTAAAGAAAATTACAAAAAAGCAAAAAAAGAATTTATTAAGTATTACGTCAAAAACGGAGGAAAGTAATGAGAGATAAAACAACACACCAAGAAGAATTCGAAGACAGCGTTCTAAATAAGCTTATCGCACACCATGATGCAGACGAAAACTTTATTTTTGAACTAGTAAATCATATAACTTTATATATGCCTAATGTTGTTGACAACGCAATTGATTATTTAACTAAAAAGGAGGACTAATGAAAATAAATGAAATGAATTTAGAACAATTACATTCTTATATAGATTTACATACAGAGCTTATATCTATTAACTCTAATAGGGGAGGAGATTTATTTAAGTTACATGCTAGTTGCGGAATGATAGAAATGTTTATAAATAGAGTATTAGAAATAGACCCGAAGTGGTTAGAACTAAAAGAAAAGGAGAGTAAGTAATGAACATTTTCAAAAAAGAAGCATTAAATTATTTCCATAAAGGTATTGATGTATTACCAGATGGATTTATGACTAAGAGATTTCCAGCCGGGTCCAGTGGATGGAGTACATTTTATGACAGACCAGCAAGCAAAGATGATTTACTTAGTTGGTTTCAAAAACACCCTAAAACTAATATTAGTACAATCTTCACAGAATATAATGATTTATGTGTTATAGATGTAGATACTACAGATCAAGAGCTATTAAAGTTTCTAGAAAAAGCATTACCACAATCACCTGTTGAAAGAATTGGTTCAAAGGGGTTCGTAAGATTTTATAGAAAGTACCCAGGAATATGTAATTATGTAGTTAAAGACGGCAATAAACAAGTAATATTTGAAGTACTAGCTAAACGAGCTAAGGTAACTATACCACCTTCAATACACCCCGCAGGTATGGAATATGTATGGAAAGATAAAGGATTACTAGATGTAGAAAGAGAAGAACTACCTATATTACCTCCAATGTTAATTGCGAATATGGAGATGAGATTAAGGAGCGAATTTCCGGACCACTTCAAGGAGCCCGAAATTACTAAAAATAAAACAGGCGGGAACTTCACACTTGTTACAGGAAGGACTAATGATCTAAAAAAACTAGCATTTACTTTAATAGAAAGAATGGATAAAGAAAATTTATCTATCGGACAAGCAGTAGAGGATCTTATTAATTACGACCTAAAAGAACATGAAAGCAATCCTTTATTCAAAGACACACATGAGCAAGGACATTGTCATACACACGTTAGAACGAACGCTATGAAGTTTCTAGTAAAAATGCTAGATTATGTGCAAGGTAGAAGATTTAAAGATAATAAAATGTATATAACTTTAAATAATGGCAGTTTTTGTAGTCAAGAAGAACATGATCTTTATGAACTGGGATTACAATATAAAAAAGTTAAAAGCGGATCAATTAAAAAAGTAAAAAAAGCGAGGATATCTTATGATTTTGAATAAAAAAGATGGATTACTATACGAAATTCAGCAACACATATTGACTAATTCTTGGGTTCCGCAACCTGATTTAGCACTATCTGCTGCAATGTCAGTACTATCTACTATAGCCGCTAGAAAATATGTATTATATGATAACTGTATGAATTTATATATTTTAAATATTGGAAAATCTGGATCTGGAAAAAACGCACCACAAGAAATAGCTAAAGAAATATTACTAGATTGTGGACTAACAGAATTATTAGGGGCTGGGGATTATGTATCAGATGCATCATTAATGGATTCCTTAAATCATAAACCAGTTAGATTAGATGTTATTGATGAGGCTTCAGGATTTCTAGGAACTGTAAATAGTTCAGGAAATAGTTATGCTACTAAAATGGCGGATATCCTATGTGAATTATATACTAGTTCAAACTCTTTTTTCCCAGGAAGGATGTTAGCATCTGGAAAAGATGGACAACCCAAAATAAAGGGAGCATGTATTAGACCTTATGTAAATTTACTAATGAGTACTACACCTAGAGGATTTGAACAATCTGTAAATATGGACGCTATTGATAAAGGATTATTAGGAAGGTGCATGTTATTTTATAGTGACCGAGTAAGAGGATCTATACCTCAAAAAGCTTCTTTACCAGAACATATAAGACAAGAACTTATAGCTTTAGCAGGTAAGAATCCTTATGATGAATCACTAGATACGTCTAGAATAATTACTAAAAGGTTTGATCAAGCAGAACATAAAATGTTTGTCCCAGAAATAACAGAGGATATAAAAGATTATTTAGTACAAGAGTTTGACAGATATAGAAGTATGTTAATGGATTTAGATGAAATCGACCCTATGGCACCAATACTTGCAAGAGCGTTTCAAATGACTTGTAAATTAACTCTATTACACGCAGTATCTAGAGATCCTCACGGAATACCTACAATAGTTAAAGCAGATATAGATTTCGCAGATAAAATTATTACAAAGAATCTAAAATCTTTTACAGCTATAGTTGATACAAATTTATGTCATGTAGAAAGCAGAATATATTCAAATATTAAATTCTACATAGAAAAGAAGAATTTTGTAACTAAAGAACAATTAAGGAATCATTTTAGACAATATAATAAAAAACAACGATGGGGAGCCTTGACAGAACTGATAGAATATGGTATAATTATTGAAGACCTTGTATATAATAGAGAGGAGAACACTCAAATGAAAGGATATAGATATGTTAGAGCAGGATAGCAGGATAGAGGTGGTTTTATTATCAGATGGAACCCTCTCTATACCTTCAAAAAAAATGGAGTTCACTTCATATGTTAAATTAGGACATATGATTAGAGAAGGATATGCCATTAAAGTTAGAAAAAACCTAGATAATGGAGATGCAATAGATCTCACCAGAGAGTCTTTAGTCAGAATAGCAATGTTCCCCGAAGAAAGGGGAGCATACGCTAAAAAGATTAGAGCAGTTTTGGCTGCCCTAGATGCAACCGAATATTTGGAAAACATTAAAGGATTAACAGAAGAGGCTTTATATTTAATAATAGAAAACGGAGGTTTAGATAACTTCTTATTAAGACACGCAAAGGAAATGGTGATTTTAGATGAATAATTTTATAAAAATAGGTAGCATAGTAATGCTGAAAGCAGATATAAGATCTATAGATGCGTCTGTATTAGGTGTAATAACTATAGAAAAAATGGATGGGATGTTGATAACAACACATCAAGATTTTACTCACGAATATGAATTACAGAGAGCAATAGAAGAAATAACTAAAGGGTTAAACAATGAGTAAATTTAAATTAAACGAAGGTATAAATGAGCAATGTACAAATGAAGAATATCATGGAGATAGAGAATATGTATCTAGTTCTGTATTAAAATATGTATTATACGATCCAGAATATTACTATAAGCATTACGTATTAAAAGAACCTAAGATTGTAAAACCTAATCAACAAAAAGCATTTGATTTTGGTTCACTAGTACATGCTATGATTTTGGAACCACATATTGTTGACGATGAATTTGCATTTTATACAGGAGGTAAAATAAGAAGAGGTGAAAAATATACAGATTTCTGTGAAGCTAACAAAGATAAAATTGTAATAATGCCTTCTCAAAAAGATTTAGCTGATTCTATGAAACAACAATTTCATGCTAACCCTTATGCTCCTAAGTTTTTAGAGGGAGCCGTTTTTGAGGAAACAGTATGCACAGAAATTAATGGAGTTAAAGTAAAAGTTAGAACCGATTTAAGACAAGGAACTAATATTGGAGATGTTAAAACTACAGCTTCAGGTGTATCTATAGATGAATGTATTAATACTTGTATTGGCTGGAAATACGATCTTTCGGCTGCCCTATATTGTGATGTACTAGAAAAGGTAACTGGAAAGAAACACGATTTCTACTTTTATTTTATTAGTAAACAAAACGGTCAATGTAGAACTTTTAAAGCTTCTGAACAATTCATAGAAAATGGCAGACGTAAATATTTAGACGCTATTGAATATATTAAAGAAGGTAGAAAGACAGGTATTTGGCAAAGAGAACAACCTATTAAAGAATTAATTATACCAGAATCAGCAGTATATAGAAGAAATAAAGGAGAGAGTAATGAGTAAAAAAGGATATTATGATCTAGTAGAAGACTTAAGTATAGCACTAGAGACATGTATATGTGAAGGCTTCCTAGATACAAAACAAATAGAAACAATAAAAGGCTCGGGCGAATACAAAGAATCACTACATATTAGTGACATGACTGTAGACGTTATATTAGATAGATTAAGTAGAAAAGGATATATTAAAAATAAATATGTATCTAAAATAAAGGAGAAAAATAGATATGAGTAAAGTAATTGCATTTACAGGAAAAAAAGGCGTTGGTAAAGATACAGCAGCTGAATTCTTTTTAGAAAAGGGTTATGCACATGTAAAGTTTGCGAGACCTTTAAAAGAGATTGTAGCACGAAGTTTCGGAATCCCTATGCGGTTTCTAGAACAAGCAGAATTTAAAGATAAGCCATTTCCAGAACCATTTAAACCTAATGGAGCTACATTATCTAGACTTATAGATAATTTAGGAAAATATAAATATAATTTACATAAGAAAGTAAAAAGAGAAGCAATCAAAGAAGTTCTTTTTAGAGAATATAAAACACCTAGAGAAATACTACAAGTAGTAGGAACAGATATAGCTAGGAACATCGTTAGTAATACTTATTGGACTGATAAAACAGATATAATTATACAAGGTTGGTTAGTTAGAGATATTCCTGTAGTAATTACAGACGTTAGATTTCCAAACGAAGTAGATATTGTAAAAAAATATGAAGGTGAAGTTATTGAAATTACTAGAGAAACAGAAAAAAGTGAAGATAATCACATTTCTGAAAATAAAGTACTTGACATATCTGGGAAAGTATGTAATAATGGATCTATAGAAGAACTTAACAAAGAATTGGAGGGGTTGCTATAATGAACGCAATTACACTATTGTTGATCGTGGCAGTAATATTAATATACAATAGGAGAATATAATGAATGGTAAAAAAGCAAGAGCACTAAGAAGAGCAATCGGATATAAAGTAGGACCTAGATCTTATCACCAAGTTCTAGCAGCAATGGAGAAAAAGCTTAGATTAGATGTTGAAGCTACTAAAGAAGCAAAAGAGCCCAGATTAAAAATTGTAGAGGTTCCGAAAGTTACTTTATTTCATCAAGACGAATTAAGGGCTAGATATAGAGCAGCTAAGAAAATGATTACAAAAGGAGAATTATAATGAATGAATTACTTAGAATAAAGGGTATTTTAGAAGAAAGGCTAGATACTATAAATTATGTATTAAGTAATCACATTAAAGTTAAATCAGACACACATAGTCTTAGAGGTAAAAAAGAAGGTATAGAAGATGTTCTAATGCTTATTAATTACGATTTACATAATATAATGAGAGAACTAGAGGAAGAATTTGGAACTAAAAAATAATACAGCTATGTTAAAAACTAAATTGAAATTAACAGAACTCGAACAATTTAAGGACTTAAACCCAGAGGAGCAAGTCAATACAATAATACTCGTCGAGTCAGCAATTGAGATTTACTTAGAAACATTAGGTGAATTAATGGGTAACAACACCCTAAATAAACTAAACTAGGAGAAATAAAAATGGCAAGAAAAGAATTTAAATTATTAGACAAAGGTAACTACAACGTAAAGGTAACAGGACTAACTATCGCACCTTCTAAAAACGTTAAAGGTTGTGTAATGGCTAAGACAGAATTCACAGTAGTAAAAGGAGATAGGGAAGGTGACAAAGTATGGGACAACTATATTATTAAACACCCAACCTCTACTAAGGCTGTAGAAATCGGAACAGAAGCAGTAGATAAATTATTAAAAGCTACTGGTAATTCTGGTCTTGGAGATCTAAATGGCGACTATATGGAACTACAAGATCTTATTCTTGATAAAGAAATTACAGCTTTTGTTTATACACAAGAGTCAAATAACCCACAGTATGGAGACCGAAATAAGGCTTCAAACTTTAAAAAAGCATTCTAAGGAGTTGATCTAGAATCTAGACCTAGGTATGTCTTAAAACTACCTAAACTTTAGCATTTATGGAGGTAATATGTTAACATCTTTTCAATTCATAGCAACAGAATACAAAGTAAATATATGGGAAGGGCAAGAATTGGAACCCACATACGGCTACCTAGCAGTAGATACAGAAACACACTTAGTAGACGAATGGACAGAAACACCTGATATAGTTACATTTCAAGTATTTGATGGAAAGACAGCATATTACCTATATCCTTACCAAGTTCAGGATTTTTTAATATTACATAAAGATACAGAATTAGTATTTCATAATTTTCCTTTTGATTGCGATGTTATTTGTAAATTAGTAGGAGATTCTGACTTTTTCTTCAATATGATTGACAATGAAAAAATAGCAGATACAGCTTTATTATATAGATTAGTTAAATTATCGCAGTTAGGATATGTTCCTAGAAGATATAATTTAGCTTTATGTACTAAAGAATTATTATTTGAAGAATTAGATAAAGACGAACATTTAAGAATGGAATGGGGAAAATACGAAAATAAAGATTTTAAAGATATACCAGAAGATGTGTTAGCATATGGAGCCAAGGACGTTGCCGCTACATATTTTCTATATAATACGTTAAAGAGTAAGATACCTAGAGAACCTATATGCATGAAAACCCTCCTCTCAATGCGTATACAAGTTAAAGGCGATCTTGCTCTTTCTCGTATATATAAACGAGGCATCGGAACGAACCCTAAGCTAACAGAAGAAAAACTAAATAAATTTAATGATCAACTTAAAGAACTTAGTTATAGATTAGGAAATTGGGGCTGGGTTAGAGGAATGAAAGGCTGTAACGAAGCTTTCGAAGCAGCGTGTAAAACATTAGGTATATATGATTTATTACCTAAAACAAGAGACGCATCTGAAAAAGAATTTGAAGAACATTTTAGTAAATTAGAAAAACAAAAAAAGAATGAATCATTAGATAAATGGTCTGATAGAGTTTTTGAATTAAATAAAAGAAAAGAAGAATTAAAAAATAACTTTATGAATAATACTCCTGTTAGTTCTAAAGCAGAAGATTTAGAGCCTTACCAACATATTGAATTTATAAAAGATTACGTTAGATATCATAAATTAGAGAAATTAACTAGTTTTTTAAAGCCACTAGTAGGTCAAACTCGAGTACACCCTAGATATAATACTATTATGAATACAGGCAGAACTTCATGCTCTAAACCAAATGTGCAGCAATTACCTAGAGAAGGCGGAATTAGAGAAGTATTTCAGGCACCCGAAAATAAAACCTTAGTTATTGCAGACTATGCAGCACTAGAACTAGCAACACTAGCTCAAGTATGTTTTACTAAATACGGCGAATCTGTAATGAAAGATAGAATTAATGAAGGTGAGGATTTACATAAATATTATGCTTCAGTATTATACAGTAAAGATATAAAAGATATAAATAAAGGTGAAAGACAATCTGCTAAGGCAGCCAATTTTGGGTTCCCTGGAGGACTAGGATTAAAAACATTCATTACCTTCGCAAAAGGATATGATTTGACACTTACAGATGATGAAGCAGCAGAAATGAAAGATGCGTGGTTTTCGGCTTTCCCAGAAATGGAACCATATATGAAAGATGCTTTAGGACAAGTAACTACTTTAACAGGCAGAATGAGAGGAAATACTACTTTCTGTGCTGAAAAAAACCCCCCCTTTCAAGGACTAGCATCAGATGGAGCCAAACTAGCTCTATATAATGCTGAAAAAGCAGGCTTAAAGGTTGTTGCTTTTGTTCATGATGAACTAGTGATTGAAGTAGATGAAAAAGATGCTAAAGAAAAAGCTTTACTTTTAGAGAAAATTATGGTAGACTCTATGAAAGAAGTTACTCCAGATGTACATATAGGAGTAGAATATGAGATATCAAAAGTATATAAGAAATAGGAGATATATGAAAAAAATAGATATATTTAATATAATAATAAGTAGTCTTATAGGCTTTATATTAACAGGTTTTATTATAAGAGGAGACCTGTATAGTGCATTATTAACTACAATAATATTTATCTTACATTTTAGTATATTAGAAATAAGGATAAGAAATGAAAAATAGATTAATTGAACAAACAATTTTTACAATATTAGGATATTTGTGTTTAGGTTACTCCTTTTCCGAACACGATATAGAAGCTAGGGTTATGTATCAAGTACTTGCCTTAGCTTTATTTTCTTATTCATTTATGGTTAAAATTAAATGAGTGAGGAACTAGGAGAAGAATGTATTTGTACTATAGAAAAAATGATGGCTTACGGATGCAAATGCGGTAGAATAGACAGAGAAAGGGCTAAGGATGAAAAAGAAAGACAAGAAATTATTAAAAAGAAACGTAAAGCCCTCAACGAGGGAGTTAGCTATGAAGAAAGATGTAAGCAATTCGGAACTATATCTGAATTTTAGAAAATCTGGTCATTTCAATTTCGTAGAATATCTTGATGTATTTTTTGCATTACATGAAGAAACTTTAAGGAATTTGTGTGACTTTTGCGATATAAAATGTGATAACCCAGAATGTAAAAAGGAAGTTGAATGAAGATTAAAATTACTAAAGAACAGTATGAAAAAGCTAGGCAGTTTGCGGAACAAAGAATTGGTTTATCCGAAGACTTGTACCGTAGACGAGGGGAGCTAAAAGTAAATAAAATGTTAGAAGATATTATTATTGGGACAGTAGGAGAATATGGTGCTGCTAAATATATTAGATCTAAATTACATAATTGCAGTAGACCAGATCTTAAAATATATAAAGGTAGAAAGAAATCATTTGATGCTGACTTAATTGTTAAAGATGTAAAAACATGTGACGACGATTTTAAAGACAAACAAAAGTTAAATATACATGTTAAATCTCAAGGCGTAAGTTCGGCTAAGAAATACGGCAATTCGTGGTTACTACAGAAGTCTGATAAAATAACACAAGAACCTAGTGATTATGACTATTTCGTATTTACTAAAGTAGACGGCTTAGAAGTTGAAATATTAGGTGTTGTAAAATGTAAAGATATTATAGACAATGATTTATTAGACGAGTGCAAAGTCCCTATGTTTAGGCATAGTAAGCACGCTTTATATTTTAAAGATATAGAACAAAAACTAACAAAGAGAAAAATATGGAGCATCTAGAATTTAGAGAGATTGAATTTAAGTATAGAGCGGATAATGTTACCCTAACTGATTTCGACGATGCAATGATTAAATATGCACCTAGTTTTGAGAAAATTGAAGTATCTAGTTGGGACATTTATTATAGTAATGGAACAGATACTTTTTTAAGACTTAGGAAGGGATCCCGACCAGAGCTTACATTAAAAACGAAACAAGGAACTAATAATATTAACCGTAGGGAAATAAATATTTCTTTACAAGGAGAACAAGAAAATGCAATCAGCAATCTCTGTACTGATCTCGGATTTATACACAACTTTACTATCAATAAGTATTGTGCTATTTACAATTATGATCTTTTTAATACTGTTTACTACACGGTATATAATACCAACATGGAGGAAATCGGTAGATATATTGAGATCGAATTTAAAGAAGAGGAAATAGAAAGAGTAGGTATTGAAGAGTCTTTACAAATAATGAGAGACGTAGAAAAGGAAATATTAGAACCATTAGGTATTACTTATAGAAATAGATTAAACAAATCATTATATGAAATATATAGGAGGGATCAATGAAAAATAATTATAAATTTGTACACGACATGGATTGGTATGGGGATTTCAACAAGGTTTCAACTAAAGAGTTTACAACAGATTCTTTAGTAGAAGTACTACAAGAATTTGAGTATTTTCTTAAATCAGTAGGTTTTCAATTTGAAGGTAAGTTAATGTTAGAAGAGGAATATATATGTAGTAAGTGTTTTAAAAATACACTAAGGAGTTTAAAAGATGTATAGATTAGGATTGTATTTAAACAGAACTTTATGCGATGTATTAGAGGAAATGAGGAAACTAGATGAAACTAAAAATTATAACGCCTTAGCGGGGCTAATAGAGGAAGCCCAGAGTATGGGAAACCGAATGGAGGCTAAATTAGGTGACGTAAATGACTTAAAAAGAGTAAGAGAAGAATCAAAAAGATTAGGAAAGGAAATAAGAAAAAGAGAAAAGAAATTGAAGAAACTAAAAAGGAGGCAAAATGAACATTAGTGAGCTAAGTCAAGAAGAGATAGAAGAGACAATAGATGGTTTAAAAGGTTACGTTTTATTTTTTAAAGATTCTGTAGAACAGTCCTTAGAAGGTAAAATGTTAGAGGAAGCTATGAAACATTTTGATATAGTAGAATCAGTAATGTTTAAACTAAAACAAGAACTAGACAAACCAAAAATATTAAGTTAGGAGTTAGAATGAATAAACTAAGTAAAAGAAGTCAAGAAAGATACGACACATTACATCCAGATTTACAATTAATCCTAGATTATATGCTAGATATAGTTGACTTCAGTATTATTGAAGGTGTCCGAACTAAGGAAAGGCAAAGAGAATATGTTAGTAAAGGACTAAGTAAAACAATGAATTCTAAACATCTACCTAATAAAGACGGTCTATCTGAGGCTGTAGATATTTTTCCATATCCAAATGGAGATTGGTCAGATACAGCTAGATTTACATACTATCAAGGTATAGCTAAAGGTGTGGCACATATGCTTCATGTTATTGGAGATATTGATCATGTAATTAGGAATGGTGTAGATTGGGACTCAGACGGTGAAATTAAAGATCATACATTTTTTGATGGACCGCATTTAGAGTTAAAAAAAGGTAGTAAAAATGATTAAAACAATTGTAGAATTATTTATGTATTTAATAGTTGTATGTATGACATTTGTCGGAATATGTCTATTATTTATAGTGATGGTTCATTTTATTAAGTGGATAATGAAGGGAGGGTATTTGTAATGATTACAGTAAACGAGGCTAGAATGTTTTATACGGGATTATCTGAATGTCAGAGAGAAACAATAGATATAGAGACAGATAAATTACATGCTAAACTTAATTATATGGGTAACAGAAATTACTTTATTATAAAAGCAATAATGAAATATAAAGAACAATTATACAGTGTTTTAGACGAAGAAAAAATTGACAAAACAAAATATAATGATAAAATATTAAAGAATGGATAAAAAAATGAGATGTATATTACTAAATTCAAAACAATTAATTAGATTTAAGGAACTAGTAGAAGAGAGAGAATCTACCCCTCCTCCACTTCCTTTTAGATATAGATTAAAAAAAGCAATTAAACTTATATCTAAACTGTTTATTTTCTTGTTCGTTTTGTAGCTTTACTAAGGATAGATTGGGTAGTCTTTTCAATAGACTGCCTTTTATCCATTACTTTATCTACTATCTTTTCCCCACTTCGGGCGCCAATATAACCACCGATACCGTATTTCACTATAGTAAATAATTCCTTCTCTAGTTCAGGTGTGATTTCATTTGATGTTAACCCAAACCAGCGAGCCACTATTAAACTAGCAAAAGTTAGCATTAAAATAGGTCTCCATGAAGATGTTAACCAATTTTTACTACTAGCTTCAGCTTTAACTATATCAGCCTGTTTAACCATTAATTTAGTTTCATGCTCTAATATTTGTTTCTGCATATCAAATTGTAACTTAGCTAATTCATTTCTAAGCTTTAATTTTTCTTCTTCACTAGTATGTAAATCATCTACTAATTCGGTAACAGGTTTAAATATAGATCCTATAAAATTAAATATTCCCATATTAGATTTCCTCTACCCACAATACCATATCACTAAAGTCTATATCTCTAGCAGTAGCAGTAGTTTGGAAACCCTGAACAATAAACCTATCTCCAGGCTGTACAAAAGCATAAAGATTTATTCTATCTCCATTAACATAAGCATCTGATTGTTCACCTCTAAAAGTAGCAACAATTTGATTGTTAGCATCTCTATGAGTAACTGTCATCTGCAAGTCACCTGTAGTACCTACTGTAGTATTTCTAAGTCTAAAATTAAAGTAACCTGCTACCACAGCTTCTCTTGTGAAATTTATAGTAGATGTACTTATAGTAAAGCTAGGAACAGCAGTAGACGGAGTCAATACCGTACTTGCAGGATCTAAGTTCACATTAGTAAAACTATTAGGTTGTAAAGTAGTAATACTCCTATCTACAAGGTATCGGGCTGTATATTTTGCACCCATTTGAGAAGCAGTAGATTCTATAACTTGTTGTAATCTACCTCCTATATAGGGTCTAGATACAAAAGGGGTCCCGGCTACAGGCTCCAATAAAGCATGTGTAACTGCTGGAGTTATAATAACACCTGTTAATGTTATTTTAAAATTATCTGTCTGATCTTCTACTATATAAGAATCAAATAAAGGAGATGCTGAAGTAGTTGTCCTAGTAACTATACCTGTAGTTTGATTTAATGTAATTACATCACTATCTAGATCTGGGTCAACATCATTGTTAGTAACTCCCATAAATGCAGTAGAACCAGAAGATTTATTTAAATAATAAGTTATTTCATATGTCCTAGAAGCATCTAATGCATTTACACTATTGCTTAAATTAGAATCTAGTAAATCTATTATTTGACCGCCATTTAAAAGCCATGTAGAATTCCCTTCACCGTCTAACTCTCCTAAACCATTTCTTTCTTGAATATTACCTACCATTTGAGTCTGTGTCCAAGACAATAGATCTGTCTGAGTTATATTTTCTAAAACTCTAGTTATTTCACCACTTAGTTCAATAGGCTCATATTCTGTCCCTACTAATACAAGTGCATTATTATCAGATATAGAAAATTGATCAGAAACAGCTAAACCATCTGAATCAGGGACATCTATTAAATCATTAAAACTACCAGTAGATGCTACATCTGCTAAAGCATTAATAGCGTTTAGATTATTGGCTGCATTACCGAATACAATAGCTATATTATTAGTATTTGTAAGTACTTGAGGGGAATCAGATAAATTAGTTAAGTCAATCTGTATTTCAGTCCCAGCAGTATCGTTAAGAAATAAACTTAACCACCTACCTAAAATAGAACCACTAACAACATTTACGTTTCCTAAAGAACTTAAATCTACAGGAATAACATTATTATCACTTAAAGTTAAAGTAAGTATATTAGTAGATACATCAAAAGAACTAGAAGTTAACATTACATCTGCAGCAAAAGGAGTAAGATCTACAGTCCCTAAAACAGATCCCTCACTATCCTGTAATTCTAGGGTGTTTGCACCATTTAAACTAATATTGTGACCTGTAGCCTCTATTGCAGCAGAGTTAGTAGATATATTACTAGTGTTAGTAGCTATGTCAGTTGTATTGACGGCTGTTTGAGGATCTAAGCCGCTTCCCCCAGAACTATTATTTCCATTATTAAATATAATTGCCATTAGTCAACCTGCTTTGTTTGAACAGTGAATATTCTTAATTCTCCTGTTCCGTTTACATAAATATCTTTAAGATCATAAGTAATATGTCTATCATCTCTAAATACTTGTTCTAATTGAGCACTAGTTGTCGATCCAGCTTGTACATCAATATCTCCTAATGCAAAAGGATTATCTGCATCTAAAGTTAAAGATAATACCCTATGATTATCTATTGATAAAGGCTGTGGCGAGCCTGTCATTGTTAAAATTATAACTTTTAATTCTACTTCCATTTATTTCTCCTAAAATGTGTCTAATATTAAATAATATTGTAAACCAAAGTTCTCTGGTCTAGTTTCTATCCCGCCTGTAGAAGAGGTTTGTACGTTTGAATTTGTACCTCTTCTTGCTATATTAGTACCTGTACCTCTACCTGTAAATTGGTTTTGAGGAGGTCTATTATATGTATGGCTATGAGAGCCGATTAAGTCACCTTGTTTTGTTTCGAAAGTATCTGCGTTACCTCCAATATTTCTAGTAAAAGAACCATTCCAACCAGTAGGTACAACTAAGTCATTTCCTACTACAAAAGAAGTCCATTTAGATGCAAAAATAGGAAAATCTACAGCACCGTTAGTAATTGTATATCCGTCTATTAAAGGTATAACACCTTCTGATTCTGTCCTTCCTGGTTCTGCTTCTATCTTAATTCCAACTAGTCTTTCAGTTGTAGCTTCGGGTAAAACACCGCCGTTAAAGGCTATTCTTAAACTCACTGTAATAACTCCAAAATCTGCTTCCGGAATGCATAAACTGCACCCAAAAATGGTAATATTAATTTCATTGCGTCATAAGTTCTACCTAATGGCTTAACCTTATTTTCCAATATATCTGTTCGTTTAATATGATATTTAAGGTCGGCTTCCATACGAATTTGACATTCAGCCACATTATCTAATTTATCATTAATTCTATCTAGTGCGTCCATGCTTTTCTTATTCATTAAAAGTCCTCAAATCCCTCTGGTTTAATAGGTATAATACTAGGGTCAGATAAATCAAAAGAAGGAAGCTCTATAGTTCTGTCTTCGTCCTGTAATTTCCTTCCATTTTCCCCTCTAGGTCTAGCTTTTAATTCTCTAAAGAAAGGCTGTTCGCCTTGAGGTTCTTGTGGTAGTTTATCTGGATCTAGATTTTGTTGATTAACTATATCCATGTCTTTTAAAGCTTTTCTAACACCTGTTTGTGGAGCCCTTGCTTTAATTTCTTCTATTTTAGCAGCTTTTTCTTCTTCTGTAGGAATATAGCCTTCCATACGCATTATTTCATCTACTGTATTTGATTGATATTGTTGAATACTTAGCCTCCCACTACCTATACCTAATCTAGCTGCTTTAGTAACAGCATCTTTTGGGTTTTGAAGTAATTGATCAGCATATTTATTTAATAATCTACCTGCATCAGCAGATGTCTTAACTATATTGTTGTCTAATAATTTCTTACCTGCTTTTCCCAAAGACCTCAATACATTAGGGTTCCTAGCAGCAGTTCTAGCAGATAATGCTAACCCAAATAATCCTGCACCTCTTAGGAAATCTCCGTCCCCTGCATCGAAGGCTCCCCCAGCAGCACTAAGACCTAAAAATGTATTATTCTTAGATATAAATTCAAACAGTAAACCAGCACCAGAAGCCTTATCAAAGTTAGCAGTTTCTTTAGCTAGAGTATAGTATTCATGAGTTACCTGAAACGATTTATCAGTTTCCTCTAATAAGTCTTTAAGGTTACCTTTGATGGCAGCCGAATCAGCACCTTCTCCAGCAATACCACTTATTTTACTTTGAGGAATATCTTTAATTTTGTCTTTAATTATTTCTTTATAATGTCTTTCTAGTTTTTGTTCTACATCAGTTAGCTTTTTGTAATCTGTAATACCAGATCTTCTGTTAGATTGTGAAAAGTTTGTAACTAGTGCTTTTCTCTTAGTTTCTATACCTGAGAGAGATATGTTTCCTTGTCTGGGCTTCCCGTTAACATATCCTATAGACTCTATATAGTTTTGAGCTTTTTGTATATTTTCTATAATAGCTGTATTTTCTGGATTTAATAACTCTTTTTGTATGTCGTCATCAAAAGAAAATCTAAGATTTAATTCGTCCGCAATTTCAGAAAGAGAAAATCCTTCGGGTATAAATTCATCAGCAGTGCTATAAATATCTTCATAATCCTTACCTAGTTCTTTTCTCTTTAATCTAAAATCTTCTGCTATATCTACCCTATTTTTACTAAAGTCTAAAACATTCTTTCCGTCTCTAAACTTCAAATCCTGTATTCTACCGTAAAATTCTTCTCTAGTACCACCTATCCTATCTATAACATTATCAAACTGTCTCTTAAGTGTTTTATTATAAATACCTGCTGCTCTATCTATAAGTAATTCAGATGTATCTTTAATGTTTTGAGGAATGAATCTACTAGTTGATTTTAAAGCCTTACCGCCTACGTCAAAGAACCCACCTGCTGCACCGCCAATTGCGGCTCCCTCTAATCCATCGTACAGTTGATCTTTAAACTTTTCTTCTTCACTGGCTCCCCAACCAGTAAGAGATCCTTCTAAAGTTCCTATTTTAACTGCGTTAGCTAAAGTCTTACCTTTTGACAATAATCCTGCTGCACCTAATGCCCCGCCTGTAGCAATACCTGAAGCTATAGCTCCTGTTACTAGACCTGCTGTTGCTGCCTTAGGGTTTTGTTCTTCTGCTGCTTGTAAATATGCTCTGTTTTCTTGTAACGCTGCATCATAGTCACCAAAGAACCCAAACCCAGTTTCTAGACCAGCTTTTATTTCGTCCCCTGTTTCAAATAAAGCAGAGTTAATACCTGTAGCTATAAAAGTTTCTACAGGACTGATTTCCTCAGCTACAGCACGTACTTTTTCCTGTTGTATTTCTTGAACTGCTTGTTGTTCCTGTATATCTTCTTGTTCAGAAAAAGGAACATCTTCAAACAAAGAATCTTGTGTATTACCTTCAAAAGGTACGTCTTCAAATAGGCTTTCGTCTAACTTATCATTCATTTATTGATCCAATTGATATTTACCTCTAGTGGCATTCCATCTATAGTTTTTACCATTTCTAGTAACTGTATCACCGTGAGGTGCTGGCTGAGGCTGTTCTGAATTTACATTATCTTCTACCTGCGAATCAGCACTAAAGGGGGAATCAAATCCTCTGGAATTAAAAAAAGAACCTGCTTTATTTAATATAAGGTCTTCTGCTTGCTTAAACTTGGCTTCTGTAGCCCCTGTAAAATCTATACCTAAAGGATTACTACCTACTATACCTTCTAGTAACTCTAAGTCAGCCTTCTGTAGTACGCCTAGATCAAAAAATGATTTAGATTTAAGTACAATTTGCAAGTCTTTTGCTAGAGATTTACCTTCGGCTATATCTGCCCTATTAAATATAGTGCCTGCTCCATGAGCCTTCCTGAGCTCTACTATTTTTTTTAATGTACCTAAAGCCTGATTAGTTTTACTAAGAACATCTCTACCTTGTTCTGCTTCTTTTGCAGATGTAGCAAACCCTACACCTTTAATCTCTAATTTAGATAGCTCTTTCTTTTCTTTGTCTATCTTAGCTTGTTCTTTACTTTTTTGTTTTTCAGATAGGTCCTTTTTACTTAAATCTAATTCTTTAGCTCTAAGGTTGGCATTCTTTACCTGAACCTCTAAAGCCTTATTTGAATTTTCTAATTTCTTTCTTTCAAAATTATTATCTATAACTTGTTGTTTTTCTGCATTTTCTATTCGTGTTTTCTCAAAACCGGCTCTTTGTTCTTGAACTACAGTATTTTTATCCGCTCTAACGTTGTCTGCGGTCCTATCTAATTCATCAAAATCTTGTTTCCTAACTTTAAGATCAAATTCTCTATTTTCATTAATGGCTTTCTTTTTAGCCTCAAGTGCCTGTGCTCTAGCTTCTTGCTTAGCTATAGCCAATTTATCGTCTGCTGCAAGTAAATTTAAACTAGATTTAACAGCATTAGAATTACCTCCGATAACGCCTAGTATAGCTGGAGCAAACTTAAGAAATGTACTAGTAAGATTTTTCTTTTTCTTTTTACCTTCTGGAGAATTAGCCTCTGCTACTGCTTCATCAAAATCCTTATCTTCGTCTATTTCGTCTACCTCAGGTGTTTTAGCTTTAGTTAAATTACTAGCTGCTGATTTTAGTTTAGCAGAAATAGGTTTTTTCTCTTTTTCTCTTTCGTCCATTATAATTCCTTAAATAGTTCTATACTAGTTGTATTAACAGATAATATTTTATACCCTCTACTTAAAATAGCCATTAAAGACTGTTCTGGGTTTTTAGACTTTAAATCTACAAAACAAGCAACTATTTCAACATCGTGCTTATCTCTTATTATATCTTCTAATTCTTGTATTGCACCTGTTCTTCTATATTCTGGTTTAATATAAATTTGGTGAACATACGCAGATTTATCTTCATGTATATTATAAACTATATATCCTTTATCAGAATATAAAGTATCTCTACCGTACATTTCTTTTTGAAAATTACTTTCCACTATTTTCTGCTGCGAACTTAGTTGCTTCTGTTTGAGCCAATGCTCCTCTTTCGGTTGCCCCGATACCAGCAAGATTGAACCCAGAAGATAGTTGAGCAAACTTTTCTTTAGCCTGTTGACTAAGATCAAATTGCCTTACACCATTTACAGTACTTTCTAGGCTATTTAGACCCTGAAGTTGGGCTGCCCTATTATTCTGAACTAGTCCTTGTTGAAACTGTTGTTGTGCTTGAATACCTTGACCGATGATCTGAGATTGTTGGTTCGTAGCGGTCCCACCTCTAAGACCTGATCTTGCTTGAGCGGAAGCCAATCTTCTCCTAGCTTGTTCTGTACTAGAGTTAATCGCATTATCAGCTATACTTCTCTGTACTGCTGTCTCGGACCCTGTTAGACCTTGAGATAATCTTCTCTTTTGATTAATAATATTTTTAAGATCTTTGTCACCGCCTAATCTACCTAGCGATCCGTCCCCTACTAGATCCTTACCTACACCTATACCTTTTTTTACATCTCCTAGAACTTGTTCTGTCGCAGATTGTGGTTTTGTTGGTGCCGGAGATGCAATTAAAGTTGCCATTATTACCTCATTAAAAATATGATGGATTCCATAGGTTCGGTACCATCGTTTGTAAAATATATAAAATCGTTAGTCCATGTATTTGACCTAAATATAGTCCCACTAGCGGACTTACTTATTATTATATAACTAGTGGGGATAAAATTCAAGGGATTTCGTACTTGAACCTCACCATTTCCGTTAAAATTGACTGAAATTCGGGTCCCCTCAAAGTTATCATCTAGGGTTAATCGCTGTAATCCAGAACTTAAGTGCTTTATAAGCTGTCTGAAATCGAATAAATTCTCTAATTTGAATCTCATTTATTCCTTTATGAATGGCTTGTAGTTTGTAGCTACTTCATATTCAACTATAGAAATTAACACGTTTTCTATTAAATTATTGTTTCTAAATGTAGTCCTTAAAGACTTACACTTAACTGGAAACATCTTAGTTCTAACTCTATCTAGTCTTTCATTACCCCATGGAAATAGACCCCACTGATCTACACCCCAGCCGCCTTGATCCCCACCGAAATCTAATAATCTAGTAGTAGAAGGTGAGTCAATCCAATCAATTTCACTAGCATACTCTAATATAAAGGAATCTGATTCAAAATCATCTAAAGAAGCATCTAGAGATATAACATTCATTCTTACGAATTTCTTAAATACTGAAGGTTCCCCTAGATCCTCCCAGTGAGATTTGTATATAAACTCAATAGGATCTGTATGATCTGCGTAATCTTGAGTAGATCCTGTATCGTGTATTTGAGCTAGTCTATTATGTGTGGGGGAGTTTTCTCCAAAATATAGACATCTATTAAATATAGTAAACCCTGATTGGGCGTTCATATTATTCCATCTTAACCAAGCCTGTCTAACATAATCATATGCGAATATTTCAGATTCTTCTGTAGCTGACAGGTCTGTTTCAGTGTTACTAACAGGCATATAAAGTAGATATTTATCCTCTTCTAGATGATTTATAGCTACTGCTCTTTTAAAGTTATATGGTTGATCATGATCTGTAAATAATTGCTCTATTAATAAAGAAACCTCACCTAATTGTTGTCCATTTTGATCTAATGCAAAAACACCTTTTCTAGATAAGAAATATAAGAACCCATTAACTTCTTGTATTGTGTGATGTGCTGAACAGCCTATTCTACCATTCCCATAATAATCTACTGAGAATGTTCCATCAAAAAGGTTACCTAATACTTGATGTATTGATTCATTTTGAAATACAAATAAAGAGTTACCTAAAGAACTTACACCTGTATTTCGGTCACCCATCTGAGACTCAATCAAGAAGGAATTTCCGTTATTAGGGAAATATTCAGGCGAGTCTATATCTGAATAAAATACAGTATTAATATCTGAATTATTACCTGTTCCTACTAATAAACCTTGATATACGTGAATATATTTCATTCTAGGAGGTAACGAGTGAGGAGCTAAAGGTATAATATATGAAAATGATTGAAATAATGTAGTAAAATCCGTAGTATCATTATAAGATATGCTAGATACTGTAGGATCATTACTTATTGTTTCTACAAATAAAAAGTTATTTGGTGCATCTGGTAATGTTTTCCAAATGTCTATTTCTATATTTCCGTCTGTATCAAACCCCGAACCTTCCAAAATAGTGGGTATATTAATAGTGATATCATGAAAAGGAGAGGCACTTACATCTACTCCAAAAGGAGCAGAAGCATCTGAATCTATTATATTTCCGTTAGCATCTGTATATCTGTATGTTATTTGATAAAATATTTCAGGGTTTAAAGGAGCATTGTCCCATATAGTGACCCCAGAACCTACTATTTGATTATTTAAAGTTATATCTTCTGGCATAGGTAACCCGGCTCTATACAATCTAGTTCCATCATATTTTAATAAATCATGAAAAGCTGAAGCTATGTATAAATTACTACTTATGTTAGCAAAACTAGGGTTCTCATACTCAGGATCATTCTTAGCTGCTGTTAATTCTGCAAAGAAATCAGGTGAGTTAGTAGGGGTTTCTACTGTTTCAAAGAAATTAAGTTTTAATTCCCCTGTATTGTTTAATATTACATTCTCTGCTATAACTAAATCTGTGGCAGGCGAGGTTCCATTTATAGGTGTACTAGCAGTTAATAAAGTAGATAAGTTTATTTCATCTACTAGGTTTTGTACAGATATAACACTAGTATCGTCTATATCTTTACCTAAGTTAATTTCAAGAAAAGAATCATTATCTTCAAATGCTTCAAAGTAATAAAAACCATCTTCTTTTAAAGTAACACTAATAAAACATGCTTGTAATCCAGTATATGTTATAGTTATTGTTTCTTGAGTCAATGTATTTAATTGACCGTCTATAGAAATCAGAGTCTCTTCTAAGGCATTAGTTGTTGGATTTAATTGAAGATAAGTAGTTATACCACAACCACCTTTATCTCCAGTAATCCATTTATAGCCTTTTCTTTTGTTCATGGCACCTGTTTTACGATAATCTACATTAAGTATCTCTGTCGCATGTTCGGGTGCCCTATTTACATCACTACTACGTAAATCTAAACCTAACCATCTTTTAAACGGTTTTAATAAATTATATACTACTGCCATTTACCAATCCAAATTAATTAAAGGAATACATAGAATATCATCGTCTACATCTGCAAAAGAAGCTACAATTTCTTGCTCCATTTGTACTAATTCAACCGATTGTTCAGCAGAGTCAGTAGATGAATCTCTTTTAAGTATTTTCCAACTAGCATAAGCTATTAAATATCTTTCGCACATATCGGGTAATTCTGATTGAGCCGCTGTTCTAATACCTTCAACAATAAAGTCTCCTGGTTCAACTTCGAATAATCCAGAATCTTCTGTAAAACTAGGAAAAGTATCAAAATTAAACTCCCCAGTACTAGAGTTGAAACCATCTACTTCCATAGATAGCTTTCGCTTACCGTCTTTTCCAACTATAGAAATTTCACAAATATCATCTAAAACATCTAAATCTAAAGGACAGTCACCGTCTGTGGTATTAAGTCTAAATGTAGAAAAGAAAAATCTTCCTGTATCTGGATCTCTTTCGGTATCCGCATTAAAAAATTGTATTTTACCTATAATTCTATCTAATCTATCAATCTTTCTAATATAGTTTAATCTTATTACCCCTCCTAAATTAGGTGTAGGTTGTAACAATAAATTGCCTGATCTTCTAATATAAGAAAAAGGGTGTGCTTCACTATATGTAGTTCTTCTATTTAATGTAGATTGCTTTAAATGATAAAAATTATCTTCGTTTCCATTCTCAGAATATTCTACAGTTACAATCTTATTATCCATATAAGCATCTTCAGGAAGTGCATATTCTTGAACACCTCTTTGAGCATCGTATAATTCTTCAGCAACAAACACTGATTGGTGGTTAGCTACTATTAAAGACTGTAATCTCTCCTGTGCATCGTTAAGATATTGGATAAACTCGTCTTCAGTAATACCAAAGTTCAGACCAACATCTTGATTTTCAGTCTGTCTACGGATCTGCTTTATAAGTCTATCGATTCTTCTCATTACGATTGTCCTATCTTAAATCTCTTCTTGTCTTTTAAGCTACTTAAGAACCCGCCGTTTTTAACTTCCTCTTTAACTTTAACACTAGAGTTTTTCTTGTATTTCTTTTTACTTTTCTTTTTCTTCATTTTTCCTAAGTAGCTTCCGCCGATATCTTCACTTGGCATTACTTTCCTCCTTTGTCAGCAGCCTTATAAAACTTACTGATATATTTATTATCTTTATCACTATGTGAAATCTTATCTTTCTTTAACATTTTACATAATAAAGCAGATGCTTTTTTCATTCTAATTTTCTTCTCGTACTTAGTTAAGTAACTAGGTCCATACTCTTTTTTCTTATCCATCATAATAATTCTCCTATAAAATTGATCTTAAACTAGAAATGAAACTTTGAATGTTTCCTTGTAGTTTATTTTGTTTATCGCTTTCTATATCTGCCAATGCAGTCTTTTCTGCTACTTTTAAATCTTTTTTAGCTTGGTTTCTTTTAATAAGTCCTTCACCAACTCCGATAACTGCTCCCGCTGCTGCTGCGTAAGGGTTCCCGCCACTTGCCTGTGCTGCTTGCCCTGCTCTTTCCCCGGCTTTACCTACAACTTTAAAACCACTAGTAGCTTTCTTAGCTGCAATAATTTTATCTATGTTGCTTTGGGGTTTTCCGGCACCAGAAGCTTGTTGTTGTCCGCCACCTAATTGTTCTAAAACACCTGCTATTTGACTTACTTTTTGTTGTTGTTCAACTTTTTGATCAGAAGCCTGTATTTCTTCGTCTGTTAATGTAACTTCTTGAGAGTTAGCAGCTTGCCTTTGAAGAATCTTCTTTTGTAATTCCTCGTCATCAATATTAAAATCTGTTGTATTCATATTATTCTCCTAAAGGTCTATTGTTATATATTTAAATGTCTGTATTGCTGAGCTAGATAAATTACTAGTTATATGTAATGTATTATTTACACCCAGGTATCCATTTACTGTAATAGAATTAGATGTTCCTGTACTGTATTCATGAGTAATAATATTATTTTCATCAATAAAGATTGTACCTATTTGAGTGATGGAAGTCCCGTCTACTGTAGCACTATAGTGAATAATTCTAGCAGTAACACTTTCTATGCCTGTATCTGTTAGTCCAACTGTAGCTAAATTTATAGTATTTGAAGTACATATACCTGTAGGCTGAATAGTTCCTGTTATAGTAATTTTATTATCTGCATCACTATAACTAATAATATCTGTAGCATTTCCTGTATTAGGATTTTGCCATTGTAAAGCTGATCCATCTGATAATAAAATCTGATTCTGGGTTACCGAATTGGCAGCTAAAGCCATAGAAGTTAATTGTTTACCTCTACCATTACCGGAGTGATCATGGTTTACTATTTTTCTTACAAAATTATCTAAAAACTCGTTAGCCCAATCTGTTGTTCTTTTTGCTGGAACCTGAAGTGTTAGATCGTCGTTATTTGTCCCTACTGTTAAAAATGGCATATATTATTCCTTATAATGAAAAATCTGTTGTTTCTACTAAGTTACACGGTAATTCTACTAGAGTTACAAACGTAGCTTGTCTAGTTCCGTCCCCTACTAGTGTGTCTGTATCGTTAAATGAAGAACCTACAAAACTAACAAAGTTTCTATTAGGCTCTGAGGATACTTTAAAAGGCTCACTTACCCCTGCTACTATTAAAGAAGACATGGTCCCTGATCCTGCTGGATTAACTTCCTGAGATACTCTGAATAATGTTTTTGGAGTGTTAGGTGCAGCAGGTGATCCTGGCAATGTACATTCTATTGTTTTAAACCCATCTGTGTCAGAAGTAAGAAAAAACTGATAATGAACTTGATATACTTTATCAGGGTCTAAATTTACAAATACTAAATCGTTTAATGTCGGAGAAGGTCCTGTAGCTGAAGCTACAATATTGCTTTGTAAGAAATTTGTTTGTTTTCTCATTGTAGGAGTTCTGTCTTCGTATGTGAAACCATCTGCTCCGTCTGTAACTAATATCTTATCTGCATCCTCTTCTGTAGATACTAACTCAGAACCCTCTATATTAGAAGCTTCTCCTATAGATATCCAAGCATTATTTTGTCTTAGGTTTAAACCCGATGGATTTACAGTCCCATCTGAAACATATAAATCACCTTCGTTAGGGTTAGCAGGAATATCTATAGGTTCTAATCCTATACCTTGTTCAAATTTCTTTGTTCTATTTGACATTATTTCTCCAAAAATATAGGTTAGCCGAATAACCCTTGTCCTGTACTATTACGAAAAGCTCGCTAAACTTGGCTTCGGCGTATGCCTATAATAGTATTATACTAGTACTTCCCTTATTTCTTCAATCTTTCTTTTTGACCTTTTTTCCATGAGATCCAACCAAACCATCTAACCCATGTATAGTACCATAGAGCCATATGGACCCAAAATACGGAACCCCTAGTTTGTTTTAACATATTAAATAGAAATATCCTATCTGCTTCTTTTTGAGTCATATCTTTAGAGTAGTCTTCGTCATGTATTTTACAACTCATATTAAATTTACTAGAAGCCCATTTTCTCATGAATTTAGGCATCCAGAAAGGTCCGCAATAATCTTTATTATGCACTAAATGCCCCTATTAAATATTGCCTGATTGTAGCTCCGCCTAGAGCAGAAGGAGTAGCATCTAACCAATATTCTGTAGCACTAGCTAGATCAGATACAATCTGAGGAGACCCCGCTGACTCATACACTTCTAAAGCGTGCTTATTTTTAATAATAAAAGAACCCCCTAAATTAAGTAGGTTTTGCATATCCTCTTCTGGGTAAGACATTCTAAGTAAACCTAAAACGTTAGCCTGAGCATCTTCAGATATTGTTTTTCTTCTTTTCTTTAATAATCCTAATTTCTGTCTTTTAGTTAACTTCTTAACTTTCTTAATAGTCATACCTATTTTGTTATCATCGTCGTAGTAATTTACATCAAAATCCATTCTTTCTATTAAAGTATCTGCCCCATATGTATACGTAATATCTACTTCAACTATTAAATCAGTTTGATCATAATCCCCATAATATAATTCTTTTACTATTAATCCGTCTTGAATTACTTCGTCGTATATTAGATTCGGAACACATTCTTTCTTAAAGTTGCATGTCTTTAAAGGGTATGTTTTTGTATATCTTTGTAATTTTAATTCCATTATAAAACCTCTGGTAATATGTACTCAATAAACATAGTACATCTTAATTGTCTATTGGCTGTAGTAGATCCTGGTGTAGAACGCATCATTAAATGTAAATCTCCATCATTTTGCATAACATAATCACCTAGAGGTATTTCAAATGCTCTCATATCTAAAGGTTGCGCAGCACCTTGGTTTAGGTTTATTGTAAGGTTAGCTTCTAATATATCTATTGCATTTATTTCTGCTATACTATCTATAGGTAAATCTTGAGTTAAATCAACATCATGAACTCTAGCAAAAGTTTCAATAGAATCTGCATCGTTATTATTTGCTCTTATTTTTACAAATATACGTTTAAGTGTTGTACCTGCAGGGAACATCATACCTAAGCCATCGAAATCAACATTAGGAGTAGCTCCATTTCCTAAATCTAAATCCCAATCTTGTAAATTAGGACCAAAGTTAGGATCAGACCAACAAGCCCAATCGTCGTCGGTATCAATTTCAAATCTACCTGATATAGTTACTAATCTTGTTCTATTATTTAGACTATCTACATTATCTTGTAATTCCGCAATATCTACATCATTGCTGGCAATATTGGTGGAATTTAGTGTATTGTTTTCTAAGTTAGCCGATATACCTATTTCATTGTTGTCAATATCCATAGCATTTGTAGCTATATCTGCTGCGTTAGTTATAATAGATTCTGCATTATCATCTGTGCTTGCTTCGTTAGAATCTATTCTACTAGACAGTAAATTATCTTCTGAAATTCTAGTGTTTGCCTCTAAAACTAGATTATCGGTGTTTGTATTTATATCCTGGGTATTCGTAGTTATAGCAGCTGTGTTAAATATAGTAGCTGCCATATTTGTAGATATATTAGTATCTTGAGTAGCTTGCTGAGCATCTATTTCAGCCTGCGTATACTTATCTAAATCAGTAATATCAGCCTCAATATGTAGATGTGCCCCTATTTCTGTTAGACCCGTAACGTCATCTACAGTAACTTCTAATGCTACTTGCTCTACTAAATTAGGATTGGCTAGTAACTCTAACTCCCTATCCGATCCTTCTAATGCTCTAAAGGTTCTACCTTCTGCATCTTGATATACTTTAAATGTTGCCATTAAGGAATCCTCTTTAATACAAATAATGCTCTATGAATAGCTGCTTCTAGGTTTGCTGCACCTCTAGCTGAAAATTCAAGTATTATAGTGTTTGCACCCGTAGGTAGATTTACTATCATCTTACCAGAGTTATTTAAAAATTGATCTGTTCCCGAATTTACTGTTCCTGGACCTTCAACGCCCCCTGCAATAATAGGAAGTACTAGCCCTGCTCCACCTGCATCTTTCGGTTCAATATGTAGAGGATATACGTCTGTTCCATTTATTTCTAGGTGAGCTTCAAAATTCAATGTAGTGTTATTCATACTAAAAATATATGAGAAATCTAATAGATAATCTCCAGCATCTTTTATGTCATATGTTACACTTAAATACGGCTCAAACACTGCATTTTGTTGATTTACTAGTCCGTCTGTTCTCTCGTCTACTTGATAGAAATCTCGCCACCACTCTAAACCAGTTCCAGTTGCATTTTCTCTTAATTGATATAAGCACCCTGCTGTAGCAGCGCTTGGAACGGGTGAATCTATTAAATCATCTATTTCTAATCCCGGAGCGGCTGGGATAGACCCTACTTGTACATTTCCTAGATTGTCAAAATAAGCAACTCTGTCAGTATCTACTGGTCCATCATCTCTAGCTGTAACATAGTCGTTAAATCGTATATCTGTAGTAGTTACATTAAGTTTCTCGTCTGTATCTAATCTTACTGTAAAGTGAGAATTGGCTGTATCATCAGGATTATCTACGTCTATTCTTATAGACGTATTATCTAATGTTATATCTCCAGTACTAGTAGTGTCTGGGTCTATAAAGTTAATTCTAGGGTTATTTCCTGCGTTTAAAACTATGTCTCCGTCTGGACCTATAGCTAAACTCCCTGAATTAAATACTTCTGCTACGGTATCTCCATTAGGGGCTGTCAACTCAGAATGTGTATGCAATGCATCTGCGTCTGAACCATCGCTAAGAGTCTCTAGTTGGGTAGTAGTTATATTTGTATTTGGATCTTGTGTAATAGCTTGAGTAATTGTTACTTCGTGAGGATTATTTAAATCAGTTTCATGATCTGATAAATTAGTAGCATTTAACATACTAGATGCTAAGTTAGCTGCTATTGCTATTTCGTTATTATCTATATCTCCACTATTGGTAGCAATATCTGTTGTGTTTGTTGTTATATTTGTTGTATTTGTGTCAGCAATACTATCTATATGATCTAATACTGCTTGTAATTGACTACTTCCGGAACCGATATTTGTGTCATCTGCTTCTATTGATAATGTAGTTATATCTGCACTAGGAACCCAGATTGTTCCATTCCATCTATATAATCCAGCTTCTCTCTTATTTAAAGTAAAGACTGACCCTGAATCTTGGTCAACTATATATTGATCCCCTATAGTAGCACTAGTAGGTAGATCAGCAAAGAAGTCTACATGACCTCGTATGTTACTAGGAAATGATTCTGCTATTTCTAGTTGTGCTGTTAAAGGGTTGAACTTAAATCTTGACATTATTAAACCCTGCTAACTGATTGTAGATCTCCGTCTACGTCATATGTAAGTGTAAGAGTAGCTACTAATACTCCTGCTAAAGAATACTCTATTCCTGTAGGGCATCCGTCTGCATTTTTTGATGTAATTACTACAGAATCAAATTCTTCGGTTACTAATGAACCTCCATTTATTGATACTGCTGACCCCGGAGCTACTGCTACTGCTGAACCAGATGCTAAAGTTACATCTAATGCAGTCTTATCTCCAACTACAGAGGTAGTAACATCATGTGTTATCGGAGTAGTGTTTGATTCATTGCCTTTTATAACGCCCATATGAAAACCTTTTGCCCTTAAAAACCCCCTAAGGTCGGAACCCTAGAGGGAAGAGGGGACAGGGAAACCCCCTCTATTAATTAATTATACAGCTAAGTTAGAAATAACCGCGTGATAGACTGGGTTGATATAAACCTCAAGGTATCCACCGTATCTAGCTTCGTACTCATCTGACTCAGCTTTTCTTAGGAATACAGTTCCATCATCGTCAAACCAACCAAAATCTGGTCTGTGGTAAATACAAATGTAGCTATCATTTAAGAAATACATTCTATCTTGCTCACAGAATCTCTCAGCAACTACAGGAACCGCTCCAGCAGTACTCATAAACTGAACTCCAGAGAAAGAAAGAACCTCACCGTTTTTGTCTTTAACACCGGCTCTGTTAGGAATAGGGTATCTTTTTTGATCTTCTTGAAGAGCAAGTAACTTTTGGAATTGCTCGTAAGAAGTAATGATAAGATTAGGAACTTTACCAGTTCTTCTCTCAACAGTAAGCATTGCTCTGTTCATGATATCAGTAGAGATGTTAGCAGCTAAAGCGTCGATCTGAACTGATTGCCATCTACGTGCAACAGGGATTCCATAAAGAGTTCCTGTAGTAGCGTCTAAAACACCTTTAAGACCTAGAGGATCGTTGTTTCTAGACCCTTGCATAAAGATCTCAGTAGCAGTTCCACCCGCTAAAGCAGCTGATACACCACAAAGCTCAAGAGTTTTAGTTTCTGGATCATAAGATAAAAGCTCTAAACAATCTGTTTCGTTGTCAATATTTACAAGATCTCTCTCTTCAATGTTTGCTTCTTTTGTGTCAGCAGCAAGTACAACAACATATGGATCAGCTTCAGTTCCAGTTCCAGTAGCAGGAATAGCAGTATCAATATCAGCTAGTTTTCCTGAACCGTCATTAAAAAGGATTCTTGACATGTTTCTCATGTAAGATTCAACACCTTTTTCTACAACTTCTTTAGTAGCTCTAACATAAGAACCTTCATCTTTCATAGCTGCTTTGATAGTCTCTCTATCGATGTCTACTCTAGCGTAAACTTTCTTAGCTGTGATTACTGCCTCAGCATATTGAGCAGTGTTAGACTTTGGAAGTGTTCCTGATCCTACCCCTCCAGAAAAACTCTGAGGAATAGAAATGTTTCTTTGTCTACCAGTGAAGTCATACTTCTTTTTTACTCGTCCTAAAAGTACGTTAGCACTGTTATAAACGTTCATAGATAGTTTGTCATAGTGAATTTTAAAGAGTGCACTAGCCTCTTGAATTGAAAAAGTTCTGTTTCCAGACATAATTATTCTCCTAATTATAAGTTAATATTAATCTAAGTCATCAAATGAGACGTAGTTTTGTAAAGTCATGGCTTTTTTAGGCTCCGTTGCCTTTTGAGTTGCCTTCTTTACCTTGGTACTAGTTTTCTTACGTGATTTGGTAGAACCAAAAGCTTCTTGGATAATTTCAGTAAAGTCCTCTTCAGTGAAGTCTGGGTTACTTAAAATTAAATCCGCTACTGCTCCCATGTTCTCTTGATTAACTAATTCAGTATCTAGGTTGCCTAACAATTCTCCAGCACCTTCCATAGCTATGCCATAATCAGCTTCTTGCTGAAGGGCTTGCATGATCTGTCCGTCTGTTAAGTCCGATCCGTATTTGTTAATAACACCGTCATATAGTTCAACTAGTCCTTGATCAGATAGTCCGTAAGCTTCCTGCATTCCCATAACTTGATTTTGAACTTCCATAGTGGTTTGGCTCGCTATCTTGCTTTGATGTGCAGACTCTTGACTTCTCTTCACAAAATCCAATTCTTCTTGTAGCTCTAATGCTTTAACTTGATCTTCGTTCATTTGTTGTCTAACTAATACTTCCTCCATAACTTGAGATCTTAAATCTCTACGGAATTGAAGTGCGTCTTGACCACTTATCGTTGCTAAAAACTCTAAAGCTTTCATTTTATCGCCCGAACCTGCTAAAGCAGCAAACTCATTTACATAGGCTTCAACATTAGACTTATCGTCTAAATATGCTTTTCTTTCTGTGTCTAGTTCAGAAAATTTCCTGTCCCAAACTGTTTTCCCTGAATAATTACTTCTAAGGTCTGATAAACTAACGTCTACATCTTCACCGTCGATTTTGATAGAAAACATAGCATTTTCGTCAATTTCATACTCTTTCTCACCTGACTTAGCTTTGATTAAGTTAATAATCTCTTGTTCTACTTCGTCTGCTGATTTATCCTCCATGGATTTATCAACACTTACTTGATCTTCTAATGTATCATTTGATTCATCATTAGATTGAACTTCTTGTTTAGCCTGCTCTAGTAATTCACTAGGATCACTGTTGTCAAGTTTTTCAAATGTAGATCCTGTATCTTCATGATCTGTATCCGTATGGACCTCGATTGGTTCAGAATCTTTTGCGTCAAATTGTGCTTCAAAAGCTGTGTTAAAATCACTCACTAATATTTCTCCCTGTTATTGTGGTTCATTTGGTAAAGGCGAAGGATTAGTTGCTGGTATAGATCCTGTGATCTCTTCGCCTCTATTCGCTTGACCCTGTACGGTTAATTCTTGTTGTTGAGCAGATTGAGCAGTAAATCCTTCTTTATAAAAAATAGGAAATAAACTTAATTGTGCTACTTCTGATTGAAACTTAGGATTCTCTTTTGCTTTTTCAGTCATTAAGAATTCTATAATTTTAATATTTTCTTTAAGTACTTCTCTTAATTCAGGAGGAACCTCTTCTTTAAAGGACCTTGCTTGAATAGCTTTAACTTTAACTCTCCAATGAACTATAAGATCCTCCCAAGGCTCTGGATCAGCTACCGGTTTACCTTCTAACATATCTTCTACTTCTGATTCTGCTGTTCTAACTGCTAAAGTAACTTGATTTATTAGTTTATCTGCTTTACCTAAATCTAGCATTTCAATAACTTGTTCACCTGATAATGCATCTGGCTTATATTGTACTAACTCTATAATTCTTTGTGTTTGAGCTGCTTTAGTATCTGCTAACGCGTTCCCTAAATCAATTTTAACATCATATGGTTTACTGAGGTTAGCTGCATCAAAATGTCTAAGTAAGAATTTATTTTCTTTACCTAATATTCTAACCATTCTATTATCATCCGTCTCGTAGTAATCACCCATTACAGATAATACTTTTTTAGCTATATCTTTAACATACATTCCAAGTTTAGCAACGTCGTCACTTGCCCTCTCTGCTTCTTGTTCATTTAAGAATTGAAGTGCAACAGCAGCAGTTATTCCGCTAGGAGGGGCACCTCTAGATACACCGTGAACCGAATAAATTCTTTCCATATCAGATGCTAGAGATTCTCTAAAGTTATATACTTCTGGACTATTTGATTGATACGTAGCTAACTGTGGAGGTATTTGACCTTGGTACTGAACTACTGTAGCATCATTTCCTAAAGATTCTAACTTAACTGCTCCCTTTGGAACCATCCATTTAGGGTGTGCTGTTAAATAAACATTTTTAGCTATTAAACTAGATATTCTATCATGTGCGTTTTGTATTTGTTTAATGTTTTCTAATTGAGAAATACCGTGAAGTACATTTGGGACATCTAAGTCTGTAGATCTAACAAATGGAAATTCTCCATGTGAATACATATTTTCTTCTGAATCTAATAATACATCTTTAGTAAATTTAGCGTAAAATCCTTTAGGACATGCCTTGGTCTTTTTATGCCAAAATTCATATACTACTACATGATCTTTCATTTTAACTGTATCTAGTGTAGAATAGTCAAATAATGTAGATGCATCGTTTACTCTAATTTTCTTTTTATGTTCAGGGTATTCTAATTTAAGGTCTTCAACGTGCTCTATATGGATTCTAAATGCAAACTTAGTTTTTTCATATTTATCTGCTGGATCAATTAATACTCTCCAAGGAACTTCAACTTCTAACTTAACGTCCCCAACTGTAAGTTCTTCAGGAACCTTTGTTCCATCTTCTATAATTTGACCAGCTAAAGGGTGCTTATCTCCGGCGTATTTATCCCACGTAACAAAAGTATATGCTTCACCAAATATTTTGGTTTGTCTTTGTCTTGTGGTATTGATTGCATCAAAATTTACTAGATCAAAATAATGATCTAATAATAGTTTAGATGCTTTTGCCGAGTTTTTATCTCCAAATTCATCATTCTTTGGAAGTAATTGAACAGAAGGTTTAAGCCTACCTAGTTGTGCCACCTTAGTTTCTACTAGGTCAAATAAATGATTTACAGTAAGCCTTTCTCTTCTTGTAGTAGGTAGAGGTAGGTATTCTCTTCTAGGTGTTTGTTTTTCATATCCGTGTCTATATCCTCGATATGCTGCCAAATTTGACTTTAGCTGCTGATGCCTATTTTTAGAATACTTAAGCAGAGATTCAGCAGCAGAGTTTAGCCAATCTAGGATTTCTTTGTCTTGTTTGTCTTTAACCGTATGAAACGGTTTAATATCAATAGCCTCTTTAAGGTTATTTTCACTCATGTAGCTATCAAAAATACTCATTTATTATATCCCAAAAAATTCTTCAGTGTCTTCTTTAAATTGCTTATTGATCTTATCAATCTCTTTATCTTCTGTAGCCCAAGCTTCATCTAAAGGTACATACTGGACAGAATGTGTACTCTTCTCCATGGCTAAAACCTTTACTAAACAATATAATCCTATTATAAGACTAATACTACTTATTATACAAGCCGCTATAGCTACACCAATCGTCATAGAACCCATAAAAATCTCCCTATAGTATTATATTAATACAATTATGTGTAATTATGCAAGGATTACTCCCAGAAACGATCCGCTATTTTGGTCCAGTCCTCTAACTGGTCTTCTTTCCACTTCCAATCGTTATCTAGAGACCTAGAATGACCTCTACCTGAATCTTTCTGCTTAATAACCTCTATTGCTTCTACCATGTTATACCCATCGTGAGCCAATAAGTATCGAAAACAGTCAATTAAATGGTCATCTTTCTTAGGAATATTGCCTTTATCGTCTTTAACGTACTCTAGCATCTCTTTTATTAGATATATACATCTATCTGATATTTTGACTAAATCATGTATTAATATGTCTTTAACTAGAGATATTCCGTGTTCCTTCTTATTCATGTGTTTAGCTGTGGGCGTGAAATAAATTCCGAATTGATCCATTGTTTCATTGGCAAACCACGCGGCTGCTTCGTCGTATACTTTATACCAGTCATCTTCAAAATCAGACCTTGGATGCACCGCTCTAGCTTTAGCCTGCATTTGGGGCACCATTTTACGTGTAGAAGTGTTTAATTGATCTGTTTCATATAACTCATCTAGTAAATATATTTGTTTAGTATATGGATTAATACAACCTATTAATGCTGCAAAACAAGTCGTAGTTCCTGGGTCTGTAATGCAAAACCAATCCATTTTCTTTAAATCTCTTCTTATTTCGTACATCATTTCTGAGTGTTTATGTACGTGTCTATCTCTATTTAACATAGGAAAAATAGATGCGGCTCCACCATATACTAACTTACCAAAATACTCTCTTTCAATAACATCGTGATCTCCTCTTTCTTTAAGAGCTTCTATTTCTCTTAATGTTTCTTTAGGATCTATATGTGGGTTACAGAAAGAATCTCTAATAATATGATGTTGATCTTCTCTTTGCTTAGCCTGTTCAGCAATAGCTATATATTCTTCTTTATTTAAGTCCCCCGGCTTAGGAGGTGTTCCAATAATTACTAGTGGTGCAGCTTTGGCAATCCTGTTTGGGTTAAATTCAGTATGCCATTGTCTTTTAAACATTTTAAATTCATCATAGACAACAAAATCAGGCGTTAATCCGTTTGCTGCTCCCCAGTTTTCGGAACCAATAATTTCAATTCTAGATCCGTTCTTAAATTTAATAACTGACTTAGATTCATTAACTTTATCTATATATTTATTAAGAGCATCTTCTCCTCCAGGTACAATATTACCTCTTTCATCCCTTTCACAGCCAAATTTCTGTAATCTTCTATTATTCCAAATTAGTTTTCTAGCGTGATCTAGTTGAGGTCCTATATAATAGCACATAGATCCCGGATTCAATAGAGCATGTCTCCATAGACAATATACTGCTAAATCTGTCTTTCCAAACTTACGTCCACATTGTGTAAATATAAGGTTAGATTCTGTATTAGTGTCATATAATGGTTTTAAAGCCTCTATTTGACCTTCATGTGGTTTCCAGTACTTATGGAGATCCTTCATTATTTGTAGTGTTAGTTTAGCGGCTGTGTTAGCTGAAGTCTTCAAGTTTTACCTTTATTATATATGATAGTATTATTAAATTAATGACGTAATTCGTTAATAATGGTATATTTTGAGAAGGTAATACGTATATAATAGCACAAATTTCCCCTATAAACCATAATGCCAACATTATTGAGCTTAGTCCGGTAGCGTCTTTTGTCTTATAGCATCTATATGCCTGCGGTAAAGCACATAAACTAAAACATATAGTAGATAACCAACCAAATAACATTATCTAACTCTAATAGACTTTAAAAATCTTCTAACATCTTCTAAAGGTATAATATAGGAAGCAAACTCTGCCTTAGTAGACCCTGCAAAAACAACACCTGATACGTTACCCCATATATTTAATACTGGAGAACCTGAATTTCCAGGATAAATAGGTGCATGTATTCTAACTGAATTATGGTTTTTTATACATAGTTCTGATATGCCTAATATTATCCTATATAGAGGAGGTACTTTTATTTTTCTATCATATTTTTCTTTACAACTAACAGGTAATTGAATGATTTCTTTTGAAGTTAATCTACCTTTAGTCATAGTAATCGGGAGCCCTAAAGGGTGTCCTATAACGTAAGCATTGTCAAATAAATCATAAGACCTAGCTAGTTTTAAAGCCGGTAAATCTTGTCTAGAAGTCATTAGACAGAGATCGTAGTTTCTAGAAGCTACTAATACCCTAACAATAGTGTCTCCACCTTTGTTATCTAGTGCGGATAAATCTCCGCCTTTATTCATCATACATACGTGCTTATTAGTGAGTATGAATTTTTTACCTTTTAGTTTAATTACAAATCCTGAACCAGAACCACCTTTTGGGTTAACTAATTTGACTACAGAATTGTCATGTGAGTGGATATATCTATCATGAATTTCTGGACTCAACGCTGTCGCCATCATTAGTAATACTAGTACTGTCGTCTGTAATAATTTTGTCATTTTTTTCCTCTATGTAGAATGGGTCAATTTGAGCAAACTCTTGTTTTAGCTCTATTATTGTCATTGGTTTAGTTTCACCTATAATATCAGTTGGTGAACCTTTATCTAATCTCATGATTTTATCTAAAGATTCAAATATAGTAACTGCTGCTCTAGCTTCAATAACTGTTGGTGGTTTTTCTCTCTTGCTTAGTGACTCTAAGGATTTTAGTATAATATCCGCACTATGTTTAGAGATCTTATTTAGTACTGAAACACGACTATCTGCAAAAGCTGAAATTACTTCATTTTCGGCTAGCTCCCTTTCATGCTTCCACTCTAGGTTGACATAATATTGTAATGAAGATCTAGGAACCTCTAAATCTTTACATATTTTAGACAAAGGCTCGTGACCCATATATCTAGTTTTAGCTAGTTTAAGTGTCTGTTCTGGTATATTCTTTTTCATCTTCTAATTGCTCCAAAATAAGCTTACATTGCACCATAATTCTAGATGCTTCATGGATGTCATCTCCACTAAAAGAACCCTTCATAATGCAGTTATTGGCTGCTATACAGAGTGCTTTTAACATGTCTCTAGGATCGTCCATCGTCTACCTCTACATTAAGCATATCTAACTCTTTCTCTAATTCCTTGAGAGTTTTAAGCAAAGTAAATCCATTTACCATGCCGTCCTCCTTGACCATTGTCTCTCTTATTTCTTTTCTTACTGCACCCATGATAATATTTATCATTTGCTTCATAATCTGCTCTGCAATTTCCTGTGTTTCCTTATCTAGTAACATTTTCCCTCCTACAGATTCCATATGTATTTAGCTAGTTTTGGATTATCTAATACGAAACTCATCAATCTTGGACTAAGTAAACGTATTAGTTGTTCCTCCATTTTATCTTCAGATTCTATCTCTTTTATGGTAGGTATTATATCTTCTAATAGTGCGTGCAAAATCTCGTGTTGGAGAGTTTCTTTAACTACGTCTTCGTTTCCGTTTGGATACACTATTATTTGTTTGGTATCTATATTCGTTTCACCGTGGCTAGACATTTGTTTGGCTTTACTAAGAATTATATCATAAGTAAAACATCCGATCTTTGCTTTTTTAACTGGTATCATAGTACTATTGTATTACTAGTAAGGTATATTGGTCAAGACCAATCCGTGACCAATGATTCGTTCCGCTCCTAGGGTCGCAACCCCCTGAAATCAGGTTCGGGTTCCCTCTAACCCCTTTATATTAGAGAAGGCGTGACCAACATTGACCAACCCAACTCTATTTTATCGATAAAAAAAGAGTTAAACGTGCGTAAGTAGTTGATATTACTAGATGTGTTCCGAAATTAGGAAAAAATTGTGCGTACCATGTATACTTTATTTTGTTTTCCACAGATGAAGGTACCCCCCTATAAAGAGGGTGGGGGCATATAATTTCAGCTACTTACAATCGTGCCAACTAAAGTTATTACCGATAAGTATCATTATAGGGTATAAATGTGCGTGCCATAATTGGTGTAACTATGACGAAGTGGTGGAGAATTTGGGACATATTATATTGGCGTGCTTTAATGGTTCACTAGGGTGTTAGTATTGTGGCGTGCATCAATGTACTAATGAAGGTGACCGACCGCGAGGCAAGTAGCGGAACACATTATATGTACTATTATATGTGAATGTCCATACTCTCTCTAACTAGAACCCCTTAGAGCTCATCCAGCATCATAAGTTACTACGATATTGATTGCCTTGCATTGATGGCACTATTAATGGTTGCCCGATCTTGCCCAATGTAATTATTATATACTGTAACTATTTAATATTATTATGTTTATATACATTTGTTGTATTGAATGTAGAATATATTTTTATTTATGTTATAATTTTATTAACAAATCATCACAAAGGAGAAAAGATGAAAGAGAATTTTAAGTTAGAAGTATTGAAAGCAACATTTATTGTTTTTATTGTAGGGCTATTGAGTATTAAGACCATTACCTTTATGGTTAAGCAATTAGAAAGTACTAAAGTAAATGTACATAGCGTTATTGAATCTAAAATGAAAGGAGAGTTTTAATGAAAATATATACATTAGAAGAGTTTATACAATTAGATGGTTTATTAGAGTCAGACTTTGAGAATAGAATGCAAGAAGAATATTATACAGGAGAGTTTAATACCGATAATTATTTAAAAATTATTGAGTATATATTAGATAATCCTGTAAATCCAATAACTATCACTGATCTTGATGACTATGATTCGTTTTTCACTAATTGGTATAACTGTTTAGAAAAGGGGTTATCATGAAATATTTTATAGATGAATTAGAAGTATCACTAGATACATTTGACTACGAGTTTAATGATTGTGGTGAAATAGAATTAGTTAGTGCTATGTTTATAGATAATGAAGCATTTGACGGTCTAGGAGACTATTTAGACGACGAACAACTTGAGGCTATAATTGACATATATGGGTTGCCTGAAGAGGCTTACAATATAGAAATGAACGAATCTGAAGCACTTACGCTTTGGGAAAGAAACAAATAGGAGGATATTATGGACAGTTTTAATTTAAGTATTGATTTTGATTTTGAAAAACACGAGAAACCACTAAGTGAATTTGACTACCAAGATATAATACAAGACTACTTAAGTTCAAGTAGAAGCCTTAGAGGCGTTGGGGATTCAGTAAAAGAGGAGTTTGATAATGACTAAAACAGAAATACTTTCAAAATCAAGGATTTCAAGGCTTTTAGGAACCGACCCTAGCCTACGTATAGGCTTACTTACGCATCGAGCTGAGAAGCACCAAAATGAGCCTTATATGAGCCATAACGATTTCAACGTAGCTCTATTTGAGACATATAAAATGCTTCATAGAGTCGTACCGAGCGAAAATCACTACTTAGAGAGTGCCTACAATGTATTTAAACGCCATCTAGAGGAGGTAGCATAATGGATTTACAAGAACTTTACAATGAAATGACAAAAGGTATGGATTTATTCACTGAAATTAAGCTTACTAGAGCTTGCAATGACTATGGAAATG